CATCCAGAACGCCCTGTGCGCCGGTTTCGCCAATGCCGAGACTGCGGCAACCGCACGCCAGATGGCAGACATGCAGCAGATGTTCGGCTTGCAGACCGCCATGCTGCAGGGCTTCAATGCACAGCAGGCGCAGCTTGCCCAGTGCTGTTGCGACAACCGGCTTGCAACTGCGAACCTTCAGGCCGCTATTGCTTCCGAAGCGTGTGCCAACCGCCAGGTCGTTAGCGATGGTATCCGCGATCTCCTCGTCAACAACAATGCCAACACGCAGCGCATCCTTGACCAGATGTGCCAGGACAAGATCGATGCGAAGAACGATGAGATCCAGCAGCTCCGCACCCAGATCCAGGTTCTCAACAACAACGCATCGCAGAATGCCCAGACCGCTGCCATCATTGCCAACAACGAAGCGCAGACCACTGCCCTCGAACAGTACCTTGCACCCGTTGCGCGTCCCGCCTACATCGTGCAGAATCCGAACTGTTGCCAGCAGAGCTTCGGTTGCGGTTGCGCTGCTTAGGGGGTAGACCATGGCTGAGTATGTGAGCGTTCAGAACCCGCAGCTTGTTTCTGCGAACAACAATGTTCTACTTGCCGATTCGATCCCCTGCAACAAAGGCTACGTCGTACACCGTAACGGATCCGGCATCCTTACCCTCCGTGGAATTACGAACGGTTGCAACAATTTCGCACGCTACCAGGTGACGTTCAACGGCAACATCGCCATTCCCACTGGCGGCACCGTTGCCGCAATCGCAACCGCCCTTGCAATCGATGGCGAATCTCTCAACTCCTCCCGCGCAATCGTCACGCCTGCTGCCGTCGAGCAGTATTTCAATGTGACGAACACGGCGATCATTACCGTTCCCAAGGGCTGCTGTTACACAGTTGCCGTCGAGAACGTGAATGCAGGAGTCGGCGAGGACATCGACCAGCAGGCCATCAGCGTTGCAGACGGCAACCTGGTAGTTTCGCGAATCGCTTAGGAGGTGAACGATGGTAGATCAGATTTACAAGATAAAAAACGAGATCCTTGCACAAGCTAAGAAGGAACTCGAAGAGCGTGGCCCGGAACGCATGGATGTCGATCGTCTCGGTGAAATGGTCGATATGGTCAAAGACCTGGCTGAAGCGGAAGAATCGTGCTGGAAAGCGCAGTACTACCGCAACGCCGTGACCGATGCCATGGAAAGCAAGTACGGCTATCCTGCCGGTACCGTCCAGATGGGCGGTACGCAGGGCGTAACTGCACGCCAAGGTTACGACATGCAGCCTATGCGACAAGGTTACATGGGCCATGATGACCTTATCAAGAAGCTTGGAAACGAGTATCGCAACCTCTCGTCCGAGGAGAAGATGATGCTCAAGTCCCAAGTTCTCAGCGAGCTGAAATAAGTTTGCCATGTTGCCGGTTCTCATCAATGGAGATTTATGGACAGTTGAACGGGTTTCCCCCGACAACCCCCTTCTCATCGATAGGACCGGCAACTATAAGCACGGCACCACAGATCCGCTTACAAAGTCCATCCGCATATCAAGCGAACTGGAATCACCATTGCTAGACAAGGTGGTTCTGCACGAGATAGCCCATGCGATAACTATTTCACATGGGCTGCTTGGACCATTGAGGAATAGCATCCCCGATGACATGTGGATACATGTAGAAGAATGGTCCGCAAGTCTCATGGAGCGACATGCCATCGAAGCTGCTATACTTGCATCGCAAGCACTTGGCAGGCCCTTGTGCATAGGCGGATATTGTATAATGTCATAAAGAATACAAGGAGACATTATGGGATATAGATTCGATGATAAACCACTTAAACCGGAAGACATGATTCCACGCTTCGCTGTCAGAAATGGGGCAACTGCTAAGATTGCACTCGGTTGTTATTATCTTGGCAAACATGATTCCAAGCTACATGATTTTCTCGGCTGGCCCAATCCCGACCATCAGGACATGATTTGCCAGGAGCTTAACAACTTCAGGCTTTTCAATAAGAAGGACAAGACAGTGGAGCTTGAGGAAATCCATCTCACCGAAGAAGGCTATGATGAGGTGGCTATAGCTTATGAAGATTCCGAATATGCACAATACCTTATCACGGAAGCCGCCATCGATGAAGATGATGACAACATCATCCGTGTCAAAGTGACAGCCAACCTTCCTGAATTCACCGACAAGCCCATCGATGTGAGATTCACAGTCTTCGTTAGGAAGACTTCTGAAACCATGATCGATTCCGTTTGTCATGGATTCATCAGCGTCCTTCCCGGAGCAGTTTATCCCGGGTCTCCCTATCCTGAATAGAATGGAGCCAAATCATGATGACAGACCAGTTCACATTCCCAAATCCAATTATGCCTGGTTCTATCTGGAATAAGGATGCAGAGTATGATGTCGCAGTAGTTTCCCCTGTAGGTGAAGGGCCGAAAGGACCGAAGGGCGACAAAGCTTATTTCTCAGACCTAACGGAAGCAGAGAAAGCCGAAATCTACCAGAGTATGTCCTTCGTCGGCAACGAGATTGTCGATGCTTTTTTCACCACAACCAATCCGTCAACCTCCACAATCACCATACCCATTCCAAGCTACGATGAATATGATCTACTCTGGATATTCGTGGAAGGCTTGTTCCTGCTTGAGAACCTTGACTATACGATAAACAATGGATCAATTGTCCTAGCTTCTCCCATCACCCATGCTGGTACCAAGGTGCTATTTAGAGCATTGCGTTTCAGCACTCCTGATGGAAACAAACAACTCAATGTGAACCAGAACACGACAGAGAACAATACCATCAACTACAATGCAACCGCGTTGACCGGAACTGGTGCTCCGTCACAGAATGCAGATTACATCGGACAGCTGTACATCGACACCAGTTCCGATCAAACTTATGTAGCCAAGACTGTCAATGGTGACTGGATCCAGTTGTAAGGAGATAGCACATGTCTTTCAAAGAAGCAGTAAAGAACGTGATGAAAGGCGGCAAGTATGACAAGAAGTCAGCTGCTGCCATCGTAGCCAATGCAAGCAGAAATGCAAGCCCTGCTGCCAAACGCAAGAATCCGAAGCTGAACCGTGTTAAGTAGTATAAATTTCAAATTCTAAATTTATACTAATCAAGGAAAAGTATAAAAATGGCCCAGTCAGGCTTTCTTCAACTGAATAGCAATGATGATCTGTCTAAAGTTATAAAGAAATGCAACACCAACTTTAGAGCGCTTGCAACTCAGAAGCAGCAGCAGGATCGCATCAACGCACAAGCAGCAGATGAAACATCTGAAGCAATTGGCGAAGCGTTGTCTGATATCGTTACCGCAATCGAAGATGAAGTCGAAACACGCCGTCTTGCAGATGAAGACCTTCAGAACGAAATCGATACGCTAGGCGATGATTACGTCGAGAAAGCTGGCGATAAGATGACCGGCGATCTCGACATGATGAACCATAAGATCCGCGCCGTCTCGCTCAATTCAAGTATGAAACGCGACGGCGGGAACCCGATCGTGGTATCTGAATCAGGTGCAAACTACGACATCCGCGATACCTTCTACCAATTGCTCGCACAGTTCACAGCCCGCCGTGAAACCGATGGGACGATGGAGGCTGTTGTCCGTGCGTACAACGACAACTCCGGTACGGAAGTAACCGAAGAGTTCCGTGTCGGCATAGACCGCAATGGCGATGCACAGTATTATCTTGATACCCCATCTGCCTTGCTCAAAGCCCTTGACCTTATAACCAATGTTGACAACAGCACATCGTATATCGGCGTTGGTTCAACATGGACGCTATGGAGTGCGGAGAAGCGCAGGTTCGGAAATATCATAACCGTTAATCTACAGGTTTCCTGTTCCAGTGCGCTTACCGCAGGCACAACCTACTCGATCGGCACAGTTCCAGCAGCATGGCGTCCAGCTACAAACGTGAGCGGCACATGTTCAGAAGGTATAGGTGTTCTCACGTATCAAGGCGCATTCAGCGTTTGCCCGTTCAGAAATGTTGCAAGCGCAACCGCATTCAGATTGTATTTCACGTTCATCGTTTAGGCGATTTTCGGGTCGCAGTAGTTTATCATTTAGGCAATTTTCAGGTCATAATAGTTCACATGAAAATTAAACGGGCCTTAGAACGGCTTACAACGATCCGTTGACCTGGGGTTTTAGAAACGCCTGATAATCAATGATATATAAACGAAAGTTACCGGCAAGTTGGAAAAAAGAAAGTAGCAAAGAAAAAGGGCCGGACGCATCCAACCCTTTCACCCTTTCGCCGAAGCAGCCAGGGTCAATCTCTGGTGCAAGGTACAGAATTCGAACTTGTAACCAAATGATTATGAGTCATCTGCTCCACCATTGAGCTAACCTTGCTTACTTGCCGCAACCTTTGCGCTTGCTGGTAACCATGATATCACCTCCTCAATAGATATCGTTTGGATTCTTTTTACGCAATGGGGAAAACTTCGAAGGCCGCATACCGGGTGGAAAATCCTCCCACTCGCGCTCTTCCTCAGAAGCCAATCCCCATTCATCGTAGTAGGCTGGAATCTTTCTCGGCTTACCTGAAGCAGTCTGCAGATATTCAACTTGCGATAACAGGTCACACGCATAACCATAGGCATCCATCAGGTGCGAATACCTATCATGTTTCGGCTTTGCCGACCAGTCATCGATCGAGCTGAGTTCCCTGAATTCCCAGTTCTCAAAGCATTCCATCAGCCAATCGCATTTATCCGAGTTTATAACAGCGTTGGCTAACATCTGCCTACCACGATTGATACGATCTGATACATAAGTCCTATCGAGCTTGTACCATTGAATATTCGGGAAAGCACGACGGCATTCTTCGAGCGGGGAAGACATGGAACCGGATCTGTCGGAATCCCACGGCAGGCAAGCAGCGCGAATCAAATGGAAATAGGGACGGGAAGCCAGATCCATGACGCATTCGACAACAGCCTTCCGGTTGTCCTCGAAGTAATCGTAGATCAACAGGTAGTTGTTGTAATACTGGAACACGATGCAAGAGGTCCAGTCAGTCTGTTTGTCCTTAGATGAAATGTCCCACGCCATATACAACGGTTTCGATGTATCCAAGTTGAGCGGACGATATCTACCGTCTTTGCGAACCGCTTCGATACCGGGGAACACCAAGCCTGCATTGACAGCTAGGAACTCGCACATGTATTCCTGCCTGAATAGCAGGTCGTTTCCCATGGCACGAATGTAACGTTGCCTGATATCCTCAAGCATCTCGTCTGTGAACAAGCGCGTGCCATCAGACTTTGTAGATTTGTTTGCAGGCAACAGATCAACATACACATTACCATGTTCACCAGGCCATAATGCAGGATCTTCCTCTTTGGTATAAGCACGTAGGAAATCAGCTGCAATGTTGCTCATGCCACGTGGAGTGAAGTTCGCATTGACGCTGAACTGTTCCCCATTTGCCTTCTTGGTATCCCAGATCGGCATGATGAGATCGAACGCATTGCGTCTGTACAGGCTCAATTCAGAGATGAAGAACCGGTCATATGATGAACCGATCAAGCTTTCGCTCTCCTTGAAACCAATGTACTGAATCAGGGCTGGTGCAAAACTGCCAAGATTGTTGTTGAACCTTACCTGCTGTCTGGTCTCCAATGGTTCGATGATGTCCGCAGGGTAGCTGTCGAAATGCCTGCGACCATCGATATACTTGTCCCAGATGTTACGACGGATCCATTTGTTATCCAAGCCGACATACGCCGATTGCGTACCTGGATTCAGATATGATTGGTACAAGGCGAACTGGATATCATCGGTATCCTTACCACACTGTCTATGCCAGATCTTGAGATAGTAATCATACTTCCCTGATAAGCGACGCGCCCAGGCCGCACGTTGATACGGCCTAGGCTCGTAATACAGGGGAACCTGTACTGTCATGGATTAATACTCCAAGTCAATGTCTTCCAAGATTGCCCGTTCCTTCAGGCATTCCATGTAAGCAAGCATGGAATCGTACTGTTTCTTGAGCAGGGAATACGGGCAAGCCAGCTCGAATTCAAGCTTGTTGAGACGATACTTGCGAAGCATCTTCTCAAGCTTGTTCGCACGATCGCGAAGCTGGTTGAACTCTTCTACCATACGCTTCTTGTAACCCTTCATGACTGTTCCTTTCTAATCAATCTTATCAAGGTAATCATTGATTTCCTTGTCCTTAGTCTTAAGCTCCTTGAGCTTTTCACCAGTCGAATCGATCTCTTCCTGTACTCGCTTGATGAATCCAACCATATCTTCGGCAGAACCGCCGACGTTACGGCATAGATCGATGCGCATCATTTCGAATGCAAGTTTATAAAGGTGATCGGTTTCAATATCGGAGTAATCAAACTCACCAACAGGATATTCGAGTTTGAATTCCTTGTCATAGAAGCCATCGCAAAGCTGATCCATTTCAGCATAGGAAAGCTGTTCGGCCTTCTTCTTCATCTTATCGACTTCGACAGCCATATCCCACGCAAGACGGTTAGCCCAGGTAAGGTCAACAGTGTCATCACCGACAACAAAGCGGAGAGTGCGCAGAGCCTCGGCAGTTCCGGTAGCAGTGCGATACTTATCGACAGTGACATCAAGCATATCGATAAGCTGTTCCTTAGCCGCTTTGCACTTCTTCTCCTTATCGGATTTCATGCTTTCGATCTTTTCCTCAAGCTCCTTGATTGTGATCTTGTCATCAATGGAAAGCTTCTCGTTGCCGTTAGCTGCCACTACCTTGATGTCTTTCTTAACGTTCTTGTCCACTGTGTTCCTCCTTATTTCCTGTTCAGCGATTCGATCAGTTTGTTCTGCTCGAACTCAAGCGCCTTCTCAAGCGAGTCGATCTTAATATCGCCTGCAGACATTGCACCGCTGCTTGTCTTCATATCGAGAGCAGGACCAGCAGGTTGCTGCTGTTCAGATTGCTGTTTTTGCTGCATGGATTTGGCGTAGTTCTGGATGGTTGCGATCTGCTTATCGACGGAAGCAAGCGCCTTGTCGAGATCGCAGGAATAGCCGACAAGCTCTCCCTTATCATTCCTCACCTCGTAATCCTCGATGAAGTTCTCGAACATGCCACGACGGATATCATCGAGCTTATCGTACTTCGGCTTGAAGCGCATGACAGCCATCGACGGTTCCTCTTGCTGGCGAAGATGCGCTTCGTACTTCGCACATGCTTCGTTGAACGCATCGGCAAGTGCGCGGTTGTAATCATCGCAAAGCTCTTGTGCCTGACGGCGCGGGTTCTCGCCACGGAATTCCTGACCTGTTTCGAAGTTGTAGAAATGCGGAACGCCATCGTTGTCGCGCTTACACACCTTTGGATTATCGATCGAGATACCGAGAATACCGTTGGTGTTCTCGTAACC